GTCCTCGATCTTCCGAGTCAGGGGGCACTTAATCTCAATCAAAAGCCCGTCTTCAGTGATGCCGTCGGCCGACCCTCCTAGAAAGGGATACTTGGGGTGCTGAACAAGCCCAATCTCGTGAGTCTTCCTACCGGTTCTCTCGTCATACAAGTCACGAGCAACTGGCTCGAGCAGGGTTCCGTGTGCTGTGGCCGCATTGCCAGCCCAAGCCTTTTTTAGAACCTTCTTAGCCAAGAGATCATCGGGTTTTTCATAACGGTTATGCCCAAGTGCACTTGCCACATCACTCGCTGTCAGCATATTCTCGCGAAGAGCCAGCCATTCGTCACTTCTTTGTTCAAAGTACTTTCTGTTCAGGAGTTCCCGAACTTTTGTATCCATTGACTTTAAACCGCTTGTCCGTCTTAAGTAAGAGTTCGGCTGCGTTTTGTTCAGCCTGTTTTTTAGTACTTGCGTATCCACAGCCCATCTTTGCACCATCTACTATTAGAGTAACGGCAAAAATTCCGTTATAGTTTCCCTCGACTTGATACTCTGGCAGATCGATTTTCTCCGCCTGACACCACCGCATGAGCTGGTCCTTGTAGTTGTCATCGAGGTTCACATCTGTTTCGATTTTTTCAAAAGAATTGAGAATAAATTGTTTTGCGTAGACCATGCCAAGATCAAGATAGATGGCGCCAATAAATGCCTCGAAAACATCTTCTAGAATCTTTGGGTTGGTGTTCCATCCGTTGCGGATACCCTTCTCATCCATGAGAATCCACTTGTCGAATCCAAGTTCCTTTGCAATCTCGCACAAAGTCGTCCCGCGGACCATCTTCGTGCGAGCCTTTGTCAAAAAGCCCTCCTGCTCCTTCTCGTGGCGATCAAACAGCCATTTTGTAACTACAAAACCCAGTACAGAATCACCCATAAATTCTAACGTTTCGTACGAAGACTTGAGAGTCTCATAACGCTTGAGCGCCGATTTATGGGTAAATGCTCGTAGATAATAGTCGGTATTTTTCACCTTAGTTCCCACAAGTGCGTCGAGGACACTTCTGGGAGGACCGGTAGGGACATCCATGTTTTCTTATTACACAAGCTATATTTTTAAGCCCCGGAGGACTATGATCAGTGGAGTGAAGAGATCTAAGAAGATGCAACCACCTTCTTGACCTTTGGGCGCGCCGGCTTGTCCGCTACGGGCTCCTTCACCTCCTTGGGGGCCTTGGGCTCCTTTGGGGGAGGCGCCGGCTTGTCCTGCTTCACATAGTGCTGGTTCAGGAACTTCTGAATGTTCAGGAAGGTGATCTGAGTGCCCTCTGGCGGACTCAGCAGGGCCTGCAGAGGAGCGTCCAGACTGATGTTCTGGCCATTCTTCAGCTCCTTCTCGGTTACATAGGCGTTCACCGCCTTGGTGACCTGAGACCGAGAGATCATCTCATCAGCACCCAGCTTCAGGAAAGCACGCAGGGCATCAGTCACAACCTGGGGCTTGTTGAAACCATTGTTCTTGGCACGGGCCTCCTTCTTCTCGCCGGTCGGGTCCTCGATGTCACCAATAACCTTGCGTACAGCCTTCCGCAGAGCCTTCAGGTCCTTCTGCACGGCAGCGATATCAAGAGCAAGAGAGTCAAGGGTGGCCATTTCTATTATACACGGGACCCCCGTCTTTAAACCATGAACAGTGACATGAGAACCATCACTCCTACGAGAAAAAGTAACCAAAAGAAACGAATGTGATAAGGTGGGCCGTAGTATGGTTCAGTATTTGAAAATGGCGCCTCCCATTTACGGGTAGTCGCCACTTCACTCGTCATGAGGTTCAGGCCGAAACCCGGCGGGAGGCCCACACCGGTCGTTGCCTGATATTGATTGAGATCGGAAGGGGCGGGCCCTGCACATGAAGGCTGACAACACCCAGGATCGCACGGTCTTACTATTCCATCAGCTCTCCCAACCCAGCCACAGAAAGTTCCACTTGGTCCAGGCAAGCATTGACAGTCTATGCTGCACATTAATCTTAAAGAATATTTTAGTTAGTAAAGCATAATGGAGTTTGCGTCGCCTCAGAAGTTGCCCGATGGTCGTTACTTCCTGAAGATTACTGGTCAAATGTTGCAGTTGAGCAATGTAAAGATCCAGGAGGCTCTTTCGTCCCCTTCCGTAACTATTGAGGTATCTGAGGAAAAGTTCTCAGCAATTGATGAAGCCATCTTGGCCAAGGCCAAGGAGTCCAAGGTGGCATGGTTCGGTCGCGAGCTCAGCGATGACACCATCCAGTCCGCCTTCCAGGGGAGCATCACAGATGGCACTCTCAGCGCCAGTCTGGCAAAGATCAAGGGCCAGGTTGTTACCAAGGTGTTCAACAACCAGAAGGAGCCCATCGAGCTCTCTGCCGTAGAGGCGGGAGCCCAGCTCGACGTTTTTGTCGAGCTTGCGGGTCTTTGGTTCCTCAAGAAGTCGTTTGGTCCCGTGTGGCGTGTCATTCAGGCTCGTGTCCGTGGCGCCCCCCGCGGACCGTCTTTTCCCACCCAGTACCTGTTCGAGGATGAGGATGAGGAGGTCGAAGATGATCCAGCCGATTATGTGGACTGACTCCAGAAAAAAGTATGCACATAATAACAAATGCCTCCCCGCAAGACTGTCGTGGCGATTGTCCTGCTTATGGTACTTTTGGCCGCCCTGTTCTGGCCCAAGCTTAGTTATTATTCAGGACCAACCGGTGCCGACCTAGACCGCCCAGGCGCGACCTACAATGCTGCGCCTGCCGGTCCTATGGCTGCCAACAACATAGATTATGATGTGAGCGCAGCAGGCCTCATTCCCCGTGAGATCACTACCATGGAGGACTTTGGCAAGTTTGCTCCAGATGCCATCCTCAAGGGTCAGAACTATCTAGACCCCCGGAGCCAGATTGGCTACCCCGAGACGATTGGCGGTGTGCTACGCAACGCCAACCGCGACTTCCGCTCGGAGCCCATCAACCCCCGGACCCCAGTGTCCATCTTCAACCTCAGCACCATTCCCCCAGATACTATGCGCCCTCACTTCGAGATTAGCCCGGAGTATCAGTAAGCACCTCTACGCGTCCATTCCTGTCCATTTCTTTCATAAACAATAACAAATGGATTTCTCTGAAGCCATGAAGGAATGGATAGGCCTGAAGCTTACTCTTGCAGCTGCACGCCAGGATCTCGCTGAACTTAATAAGCGTGAGAAGACTCTCAAGGCGCAGATTACTCAGCACATGGACACGAACGACATTGACACTGTCAAGGTAAAGGACACTGTCAAAGTGAATCTGAAGAAGAAGAAGTCAAAGGGAGCAATCACAAAGCAGGTTATTCGTACAGGTCTTTTGAACTACTTTAATAACGATGGCGCTCGAGTAGATCAGGCGATCGAGGCAATCGAGGCAGCCCAGCCAACCAAGGACGTCACATCCGTTAGCGTGACTGGTCTTAAGAATGAGAAAAAATAAAGTATAAATATTAATGAAGACCAACGCAATTCTGTCATGGATGACGTTTGGTCTCGTCCTCGTGATAGCGTGGATGGCCCTTCGGTCATCAGGCTATGATGACCCCAGTAGTCTTTCGGGAGCGGCGCCCCAGCCAGTTAATGCTTCCGGTCCAGCCGGTTCCTATACCAAACATACGAAAGGTATAGACTATCTTGGAAATAATATTGGTCAACCTTTCAAGGCGGATAAAATTGCAGCCGCCACGGCTTGTAATAACACCGCTGGGTGCGTTGGATTCGTTATGAATAAGAAGGAGACTGTGTGCGTTCTCAAGAGCGGTTTCACTCATCCACGTTATGACGAAAACGTACGGGCCTTCGCCAAGGCGACTGTTATTTTCCCGCCACCCCCCAAGCATCACGGCAAGCACGGCAAGCACGGCAAGCACGGCAAGCACGGGAAGGGCGGAAAGGACGGCAAGGCTGGGATGGGAGGAAAGGGTGGTAAGCATGGGGGACAGAAACGCATCTGCATAGAACTGGAATAAATGTTTACTATTAATATGAAGGTTCTTACCTGGATAATTGCAGGCCTCGCATTTGTGGCCACTTGTATAGCCATCCGCAAGACCTCTGGCTATGGATACATGCCTCCCTTGCCCCCTAACGCTCCTTCGAGCGGAGACCTCGTGAATTCTGCACTAGGCTATCCAACAACCTCTTCAGTAGATACCAGGGGGAGTCCTGTAGGGGGTGATAACATCCCACCACGCGATTTTAATACCCAAAAATACGCACCCTCTACTACGACAGGTGTTATGACGGCCGGGCCAGGAATGGGAGGTGGCGGAGGGGGCTCTGGAGGTGGCGGAAGTGGAGGAGGCGCCAAGCCCAAGCCCAGCCCCAAGAAGAGACAAGGTAAGAATCACAGGAGATATTGTGTATCACTTTATTAAAAATATATGGCAGTATTAATGGAAGCCAGAAAGGTGCTCCCTTGGATAATATTTGTCCTTGTGATCTTGCTGGCTTGGCTGGTTGTCGGTGGTTCTTCAGGGTATCGTTTGTTCGACGGCGTCAATCGCAACTTCGGGGGGCAATTCTGGCATAACGGAGTGTTCGACAAGGCAGGACATAGACAAGCAATGTTTGCTCGCAAGGCTCAGATGGACTCTATGAATAGAGGTACTATCGGATCCGTGGCCACTGTAGCAGCGGTCGGGCCTATTGCGACGCCCTTCTCGTCTTCTTCTCCCAACGCCGTCAATCGCAACTTCGGGGGGAAATTCTGGCATAACGGAGTGTTCGACAAGGCAGGACATAGACAAGCAATGTTTGCTCGCAAGGCTCAGATGGGTCTTAACGCAATTCCAGCCCCTCCTCCGGTGAC